GTTCATTCCCTATTTCAGCAGCACCTTTTGGACATGGTGCTTATACTAATCCTGTAAGATTATCTAATCCAAATTTAGTACCTAAAGTAATTTATCAAACTGGCTCTGCTGAAAACACATCATCATCTCCAAAATATTATTCTGGATTTGATTACGAAAGCGTAGCAGCATTATTAGATAACACTCAATATTTAAAACCATTACCGGCAAGTGCAGGGGTAGGAGTAAATACTACATTTGCATTTGATTCACAATTGGCATATCAAATGACAGGTTCTGCAACATCTGATATGGTTAAGAGACAATTTTTAGTAGCATTACAAGGTGGTTTTGATGGTGTAAATCCAATTATAGTAAAAGCTAAAGCCGGAGATGCAGATTGGGGACCAGCTAATAATCAAGGATTGAATTGTTCAACTTTAGCATCTGCGGGTTCACAAGCATATGTTAAAGGTATTAATGCACTTTCTAATCCCGATGAATATGATATCAATATGGTAGTAGCTCCTGGTATTATCAGGGAACTTCACCCAGCAGTTACTCAGAAATTAATTGATATGTGTGAAGATAGACAAGATTGTTTCTATATTGCTGATTTTACTGACTATGATGCATCTATTACAACTGCAACTGAACAAGCAAATTCAGTTGATTCAAACTATGTAGCAACATATTATCCTTGGATGAAAACAATTGATGTTAATACAAATAAATTAACAACCGTTCCACCATCAGTATTATTACCTGCTGTTTATGCAAGTAGTGATAGATTGGCAGCAGAATGGTTTGCACCTGCTGGTTTGAATAGAGGTGGTATTGTAGGCGCAGTTAGTGTATTAAATAGATTGACACATTCTGAAAGAGATACACTGTATGAAAACAAAGTAAATCCTATTGCGGCATTTCCTGGACAAGGTATTGTAGCATTTGGTCAAAAAACTTTACAAGATAAAGCATCAGCTTTGGATAGAATCAATGTAAGAAGATTATTGATTGCAGTTAAGAAATTTATAGCATCTACATCTCGTTATTTAGTATTTGAACAAAACACTTCTGAAACAAGAAATAGATTTATTAATACTGTAAACCCATATCTGGAAAACATTCAACAAAGACAGGGTTTGTACGCATTTAATGTTGTAATGGATGAAACAAACAATACTCCTGATGTAATTGATAGAAACATTTTAGCGGGAGCTATTTACTTACAACCTACGAAGACTGCAGAATTCATTATAATTGATTTCAACATTCTTCCAACCGGAGCAAGTTTTTCAGCATAATAATGGAAAGTAACGAAGGTAGATATTTATAAATGTAAAATAAAAGGAACAAAAAAATGGCAGACAATTTAATATTAACATATGACCAGATGATATTCAGGCAGTTCGAACCAAAAATGAAGAACCGCTACTACATGGAAATTGCAGAAGTTGGTATCCCCGCATTTATGGTTAAAACAGCAAATAGACCTGAAATTCAGTTTGAAACTGTTAAAATTGATCACATCAACACTTATAGAAAATTAAAAGGTAAAGGTGAGTGGCAAGATTTGACTATAACTCTTTATGACCCAATTGTCCCATCAGCAGCACAATTAGTAATGGAGTGGATTCGTTTATCACATGAATCTATTACCGGACGTGATGGATATGCAGAATTTTACAAAAAGACTATTAATTTTTATATGTTAGGTCCTGTAGGTGATAAAGTTGAACAATGGACATTGAACGGAGCGTTTATATCTAGAGCATCTTTCGGTGATTTGGATTTCGGTTCAACAAATGAACCAGTATCAATTGAATTAACACTTACTTACGATTACGCAGTTCTTGAATACTAATATTCAAAACAATATAAAAAAGAAGGGATACCAAAAGTATCCCTTTTTTATTTTCAATTTTTTTTATTTTATGTATTTATATATACAAAAATAAACAATGTTATGAGTGAAAAAAACTTTGATTTTCCAACGGAAGTGTTAGACCTTCCATCAAAAGGGTTAATTTATCCAAAAGATAACCCACTATCATCCGGCAGAATTACAATAAAATATATGACTGCTAAAGAAGAAGATATACTTTCTTCCGCTAATCTTATTAAAAAAGGTATCGTATTGGATAAACTTTTTGAATCAATTGTAGTAGATAATGTAAATATTGATGATATTACATTGGGTGATAAAAACGCAATTATTTTAGCAACTAGATTATTGGGTTATGGTAGTGATTATCAAGTAACTTTTTATTCTAAAAAGAAAAGTGCTACTTTAGAAACTAATGTGGATTTATCTAAAGTTGGTGTAAGAGAAATAGATTATAGTTTGTTAAATAATAAAAACGAATTTGAGTTTACTACACCGGTAGGTAAAAATGTTATTAAGTTTAAGTTACTTACACACGGAGATGAAAAATTGATTGATAGAGATATACAGGCTTTAGAAAAATTAAATAAGGATAGTTCTTTTGAAATTACAACACGTCTTAGGTACATGATAAAATCGGTTGATGGTAATTCTGATTTAGGATATATAAATAAATTTATCAGTAATTCATTTTTGGCTAAAGATAGTAAAGCTTTTAGAGAATACGTTAAAAAAATAGCTCCGGATATGAACATGGTATTTGAATATACGCATGACGATGGAGAAGTGGAGGTGGTGCCCATTCCAATGGGCGTAAACTTTTTTTGGCCTTCCGAAGAATCATAGTTATAATCTTCATACTCAAATCTTTGAAATGGTTGAGTATAGTAACGGATTTTCTATGATGGAGCTCTACAAAATGCCAACATATTTAAGAATATTTTACTATAATAAGTTGGTGGAGTCTAAAAAGAAAGAAAACGAAGAAGCAAAAAGGGCGCAAAAAAGCACAGGAGCTTCAAAAGTTAGGTATAGGTAGATATGTTACCAACACCTAACTTTTTCTTTTATAAGATATTTATAGTTTGAATAAGTGTAAACAATACTAAAATGGAAAAAAAATATAAATTATCTGAAGCAAATATAAATGAATTTTGGACTTTGTTTAAATCCAAAAAAACACCGGAAAAATTACAAAAAATAATTGATAATGATCCTGTGTTAAAACAACTGCAGGCAAAAATTGATGCAATTGATGCAAAATCAAAAGATTATTTGGATAAAGTTAAAAAAAATGATCCTGAAATTTATGCATACTTGCTAAAGCACGGTTTTGTAAAATAATTTTATAAATGGCAGACGTTAGAAATCTTACACCGGAAGAATTAGAAAAACAGAATAAACTTCTCAAAGAGCGTGATGAAATATTACAACGCATTGAAGAGAGGAATAAACGTATTGCTGTTGCTGGTGGAGATGAGATAAAACGTTTAGAAAAAAGAAATCAGAAAGATAAAGACCATCTTGATAATCTAGCTAAAGAACTTGAGGGAATACAAGATATAAAAGATGAAGTTGATGAATATGCTGATTTTTGGGAAGAAGCTGCAAAAAGACAACAATCGTATAATGATTTACAGGAAGAATACGGAACATCATTTTCAAAATTAACACCATCTATTAAAAACCTTTTAGTATCTCAACAAAAAGGTGGAGGTGCTTTTGCTGCAATTACTGCAAAAATATTAGAGATAAAAAAACAAGAAATTAATGCTAGTGGTGAAGAATTGATAGGATTGCAGGCAAGAAGACAGGTATTAGAAGGAGTTAGACAAACTCAAATAGAAGCAGCGGAATTGGCTGGTAGCGAAAGAGATAATTTATTTGGTATAAATGATGAAGTAAAAAGAAGATTAGAATTTCAAGCATCATTAACGGGATTATCGGAAGAAGATAGGAAATTAGCGCAGGAAATATATGAAAGAAATGAAGCCCTTACAAAACAGGCTGAGAGGTATAGAGAAATAAGTGCACAAACTACGGGTTTATATAATGCTCTACCAGAAGGTTTACAAAGTATTGTTTCAGGTATTGAAAATGTAGTAAAAGCAACTGCAAAAGGTTTAGGACCGATAGTGATATTGGGTGGAATTCTTGCACTTGCAATTAGCCAATTTACTGAATTAAGTGCGGCTCAGAAAAAATTTAGACAAGAAACGGGACTTACCGCAGACCAAACTAAAGAAATTGATGCTCAGGTAAAAAGTATTAAAAATGAATTCGCTGCATTAGGAGTTGAAGCAGAAGATGTATATGATAGTGTGTCTGCTCTTAAAAAAGAGTTTGGTGATACATTAAAATTTGGAGATGGTGTAGTTTCTTCATTAACTGTAATGAATAAAAACTTTGCTATTGCACAATCCGATGCCGCCGCGGTTAATATGATATTCCAAAATATGGCCGGATTGAGTGCTGAAACTGCACAAAATGTATCAATGCAACTTATTGATATGGCAAAAATGTCTGGCGTTGCACCTTCTCAATTATTTAAAGATATAGCAGAATCCGCGGAAGAATCTTACAAATATTTTAGAGGTGATATAAATGCTTTGGCAAAAGCAGCGGTTGAAGCAAGAAGATTAGGTACTAATATAAAAAGTGTTGTTACATCTACTGAAAAGCTTTTGGATTTTGAAGAAGGTATTGAGAAAGAATTAGTTGCAGCAACTTTTGTAGGTGGACAATTTAATTTATCTCAAGCCAGAGCTTTGGCATATGCTGATAGACATGCTGATGCACAAAAAGAAATTTTAAGACAGGTACAAAGAACTGGTGATTTTAGAGATAAAGATATTTTCACACAAAGAGCTTTAGCGGATGCTGCAGGAATGACCGTTGAAGAAATTACTAAACAACTTACAATGCAAGAGCGTTTAGTTGGATTAAGTGATGAGCAAAAGAAATTAGTTGCAGATGCTATGGATAAGGGATTAAACCTTACCGATATGACTGATTCTCAACTTAAAGATAAAGTGAAAGAATTAGAAAAGCAAGAACAAATTGCTGACGCGGTTACTAAAATGGAAAACGCATTTAAAGGAATAACCGCAGCTTTGGCAACTGGATTTGTACCTTTAATGGAAGGTATAGCACCGGTTATAGAAGTTATAGGTGGTATATTTGGATTTGTTCTTAATGTATTAAATAAAATACCAGGACTTTTACCAGCAATTATAGCAGGTTTAACAACAATGTATATTTTAAGTAAAAAGGCTGCAATTATGAAAGTTAAAAGTGCTATTGCGGATATTTTTGCTGGTAATGCTAAATTTGGAGCAATCGGATTAATCGCTGCTTCAGCGGGGGTTGTAGGTTTGATGGCTGCAATTAGTAGTAATGCTTCTAAAGTAGGTGATATGGCATCTATGGCGAGTGGTAAGACTATAGTTTCACCGAAAGAAGGTGGATTATTTCAATTAAGTGAAAATGATGATTTTGCAGCTGCACCTGATTTAATGAGTAAATTGGCAGGTGGAAATGCAAAAGTTGGAACAATTTCAAGAGGTGAAAATTTACAAAAAGCCGCAACAAATACAAGTAGATACTTTAAAGAATTGACAACCGAAATGAAAGGATTAAGAGCGGATTTAAATTCTGGTAAAATT